CATGCAACGACAAGCCTACGGCTTTCGCGACCACGACTTCTTCATCCTCAAAATCATGGCCATTCATGAAGCTACGTACGAACTTGTCGGATGAACCGTGAAGACGGACTTAATTGCTGTGAGCACGCGTGTCAGAAATCCCAGTTTTGCGGCTCCAGCGGCCGCCTCGACGGCGGCGGCGCCACCGGCCCCTTTGGCGCCGGCGCTCGCCGCCGCGCCGCCTGCATCAATCGCTGCTCCGGCCAGGCGGGCCGCGTTCAATAATTCCTGCTGGCGCGTGAGGGCCAGCGTGTACTGCTTCATCGTCAAGAGTTGGTCGCTGATTTGCAGGTACAAATGAATGCTGCCGCCGACCACATCGGCAATCGCCTTCCATTTTTCAAACTTCTCAGACAGCTTCTTAATGTCTTCCTCAGTGGCCCCACTCATGAGGGCGATGCCCTTGACGATATGCCCCACGCTTTCGCCCATTTTGGCGTAGCCTTCAATCGCGTGATGGATCAGATGTTCCTGCGCGGCTTCCTGGCGGAGCAGCTGCCGCTCTCGGGTCGCTTCTTGGTGCTGCACGCGTTGGGCGGCCTGAATCTGCGCGTCGGCGCCCCGGTTGGCGGAACTGGCCCGTTTCTGTTGGAGTGTCGCGTCGAGGCCCTCAAGCGCGTCGGCCAGCCGCTTCCAAACGTGGGCAATTTGGTCGGCTGACGACTGCGATGCCGCGGCCTGCTTGTGCCCGTTGGCCTCGAAGACTTGCGTTGCCCGATCGGAAGCCCCGCGAACCTGCTCTTCCAGGAGCCTGGAGACGGCACCGTTTTGGCTGTCGGCCTGGAGGCGCAGGGAGATGATCACTTCTTGTTGATTCCCGCCGGAGCCAGCGATCATAAGGGAGACGCCTTAGCTGAAGAGGGGAGGAGCATGGTTGCCGCTTCCTGTCCAAAATGTTCCACCCGCCTGAAGATCACCCCGGGTGTAATTGGCAAGACGGTCTGTGCATTGTTCAGACTCGTCTGGTGATCGCCGCCGGGATTTCGCTGCTCTGCGCGTTGCATGGATGCTAATGGTGCGATTCACCTGATCCCCAGGCTCGCCGCCAACAATTGCCGAAGCTGCTCCTGCCGCATCCGGTCGGCCGCTTCCTCCAATTCTCGAATGATGCCCGCGTGCCGCGCGACGAGGGGATCATCCGGGAAGCGTCCGATCGCCTTGCACTTCATGTAATGCTCGTAGCACTTGTGGTTTTGGGGCGTGAGCGATCGCTGGGATTGGGGCGTCCCCTTCGGACACCCTTGGGGAGTTCGGCAGGGCGTGCTGACGCCCGGCGGACGGCGAATGGGCTCGTTTGTGCCAGGCCGGACAGCCCGCGCCCCCGATTCCTCGTAGAGCCACTGCTGACACATTTCGCAGTCACGGTAGGCGACCTCGGAGTGGTGCAGAATCAGCATCACCCCGCTGGCAAGTTTTTTTCTCCGGTCTCCGCGAATTGGGACAGATCGGCCGCGCCCTGCTCCGCTTTGTCGGGGTCGCTGTCCGGCGAGTTGATGCCGCAGACGATGTCCAACAGCCGCTCGTGCAGCGGCGGCGAGAGCCGGCGGAAGCTGCGGGGCTCGTTGCAGGCGATGGGACGCCCCTTGGCGTCCTTCATGTCCCACTGCACGATTTGCTTGGCCAGCGCGCCCGTCGTGCGGCTGATCTGGTCGAGGGCCGGCAGCGTGGCCCAGTTCTCGAACAGCCGCACGCGCTGCTCGACCGTCAACGGCCGGTACTTGAACCGCACCGCGCCGTAAATGCCGGGCGACTCCTTCACGAAGCCGTCGAGCGTGTAACCGTCCTCTATGAATCCGCAGGTCATGAATGGGGTCTCCTCTGTCGTGGGGCTAAATCACCGTGCGCGGTTTGGCGACTGATGCAGTAGTCCGTCTACTCAAAAATGGTGGTTACTGGGTGGCACGGGCGGCTTGTCCGCCCGTGGTGAATCGATACCAAGCGTGCGAAGACACTGGCGGGCAAGCCGCCAGTGCCACCCGCCCGCACGCTCATTTAGACGAGGTGAGTCCGCGGCCCCGGGCGAATTGGGCTCGGGTGGCGGGGTCGGAAAGCAGGCGGTGTTGCAGGTGGTCGAGCTTCCGATGGGAGGTCTCGAACGACCGGCCCAGGTGTTGGCGCTGGGCTTGGAGTTCCGGCGGCAAGGGCCGGTTCCAATCGACCATTTTGGCCGAGCGCCACAGGTCGTGCCGCAGGCGGGTCAGCGTCATCAACAGAGCGAGTTTGCCGACCTCGCCGTTCATCTGCGAGAGGGAGCTCACGTCAGGACTCCAGGGTGCCGGTCATCAGGCCGATGGCTTTCGAGAGCATGCTCTGCCGGGCCTCTTCGTCGGCGAGCCGTTTCTGTTCGGCGGCCGCCTGCTTGCGGGAGAATTCTTGTTCCAGCTCGGCGATGCATTGTTTGTGATTGGCGGTCCGCTGCTGGGCCGTCATGCGGCGCGCCTTGCGGCACTCTTCGAGGGCCTGGTCCAGGTCGGGCTTTTGCACCAGCTCCCCGCTGCGACCGCCCGGCTTGGGCATCAGCCGCGACATCAGGTTCAAGTGGTGATGCGCGGGCAGGTTCACGCAATACGCGTTATCGAGCTCGGCATAAGGATCGGCCGGCGCGACCTCTTCGAGCTTGCCGCTCTTGGCACGCTCGAGCGCGTTTCCAAAGATCCGCGCCAGGCGAATCGCCTCGCGAGCGGCCGCATCCGGGTTCCCCCCCATTCGCGGATCGCCCAGCAAACGACAAAAAATCTCCAGGGCATGACCTTCGAGAGCAAACTTGGCTTCGGCTTCTTTAATCGTCGGCATGAAAAACCTTTCTGGGGTGTGCGGTGTCTGGCGTGCGTTTGTAGTACGCTGACCATCCGAAAATGGTGGGTTCTGGGTGGCACTGGCGGCTTGCCCGCCAGTGTCTTCGCACGGTTGATATCGATTAACCACGGGCGGGCAAGCCGCCCGTGCCACCCGCCGTTTTGGGGTAGACGGACTACTACATTCCGGGTGCATCAGCCGTGCGCGTTGGTAATCGACAGTTCGAGCGTGCTGCCGCTCTTGCGGGCGGTGCCGTCGAGTTCCATGTGGATTTCGTTCGCCTTCCCGCTGACGACGGGCGTCTTCGCGGGGTATTGGAACAGGCCTCCCATCGTGAAGGTCAGCACCGATGGCGTGCTGCTGATGGTCTCTTCCGCGTTGGTGAAGACGGCCGAAGCGGTCCCAAAGCTGCCGACGGCCGTCCCGTATAAGCCGGCTTCCGCGCTGGTAAAGGGGGTCGTCAGCTTGCACGTCACCGTGCGGTCGACGGCCGGGATTTGCGAACGGGTCAGTTCATTGACGAAGCGGTCCGCCAGCAGGTGGTTGTCGATGGTCAAATCGAAGCCGAAGCTGCTGTAGGTCGTGCTCGCCACCGTGATGCCGCTGGCGCTGTCGGCAAAGATGTAGGGGCGATTCGTGTCGACGGTCATGCCGGTGGGGAAGCTGCCCGCGGAATCTTCCGTCTCGGTCTCGGCCTCGATTTGCATCGTCAGCTTGAGCTGGTTCTGGTCGCTGCTCCCCGCGGCGGCCGAGAAGGTCGCCTTGCCCACGTAGCACGGACCGTAGACGAAGACCTTGGCCACGCGGTCAATCATCAAGTAGAACGACGGCAGCGCATCGGCGAGCGGATAGGCCTGAGACGTGGGGGTGCCGCCCAGAATGTACGTCAAAAACACGTCGAGCACGTTCTTGTCGACATAGCACGACAACTGGCCGCCGACCTTATACGGGCCGGTGCGGACCCGCGACCCGTCCCGCGAGCGGGTCCCGCGAATGCCGTTCGTGTCGAGGATGACCCCCTGCTTGGCGATCGACTCGCTGATAATCTCAATCCACGAGGACGAGCTGCTGAACGATGACGTGGTCGACAGGGCGACTTGTGATTGAAAACCAATGGAAGGACTGGTCATGCGGGCTCCAAAAAATGTGCGGCGTCTTATCCGAGTTGTTTGATGATCTGTTGAGCGACCAGCTCGGCCGCGCGGGTGACTTGATCCTGATTGACGTTCAAAAAGGGGCGGGCCGGCATGCGGGACGTGCCAAGCTGAATATCGGCCGCGTAGGGCAGCGACGTTCCCCAGCGGAGCGAGTCGCCCGTCAGCTCCATGATGTTCCCGCTCCCTTGGCTCGTGACCGACTGCAGCAACTCGCCGTGGCCGATGAGCGGCCCTGCACCTGTGCCGTGCCCCTTGGCCCGCGGATCCTTGAGCGGCGCCCAGGCCTCGCCGAGCTGCGACTCGCCCGACTGAAAGCCTTTCGCGATGTCGGCCACGAACTCATCCAGCCACGGCTTAAACGCCGGCTCCAGCGACGGATTCTCCACGGCGCTCGTGAGACCGTTGAGCCAGGCGGGAAGTTGTTCGAGAGTGAGGGACATCGGAGGGGATTAGGGATTAGAGGCTAGGGATTAGAGTTAGAGGCTTGGGACTTGTCGGCGATTTCTTTAAGCGAGGCCAATTCCACGTGCAGTGGACGCGGGGGGCCGACGGCCTGGCCGTCGCGCCACTCGGTCACACGCCCGGCCGGCAGCGGTGCGTCGGCGGGGTGGCCGTGACGCGCGAGATGCGCCTTCACGGCGTCCTCCAGCTTCGCCTCGGGCCGATGGTCGGTGCCGTAGCTGGCCGTATAGATCTCCCACCGCCGCTCAGCCTGCATCTCGCGGAAACGTTCGTGACTCACTTGGAGACTGTCTTCAGTCGTCGGCATGGCACCCTTTCGGTCGGTAACTCGTGCGTTTTCGCCAACGTAGGGTGGGACCAGCTCGCGAAGCGAGCGCCGGCCCACCGCGGGCGCGCACGTGGCAGCGCTTACCAAATGGTGGGCCGTCGGCCGCCGAGCCGGCCTTGTCCCACCCTACGGCGCTATCCTTGCACTCGTGTTTCGCGGCAGATGGCTTGGACGACGAGCATCGAGAGGAACAAGTTGGCGTACCAGGCGTCGGGATGGACTGTGGCCAGCGGCTTCACGCGGCACATCACGTTTTCGGTCGTCAGCGGGCCGAGCTTCTGGTTGTGGAATAGCCTGCGGACGTTTTGCCGCCAGTTGAGTTCCTGCTCGAAGTTGGCGGTTTGGTTCTGGTTGTCGTTGTTGATCAGGGCCAGCACGATGTTGTAGGTGATGTCGTCGCGGTCGTTGACGCCGCCCGACGGCGGCATGTCTTCCTGCGTCGGCGAAATCACGACGGCCGGCAACGACTGGTTGCGATCGGTCGGCAACTTCTGAATCACCACGTTGGCCGCATTCAAGCCGACCAGCGTACCGCCGTTAATCGCCCCCACAATGGCGGTCTGCATGTCTTGCATCGCTCGGTAAACAACGGCGTCAGCCACAGTTTCGCAGAGAGAGTTGAGAGAAGAGAGTAAAAAGCAGACGAGCCGCTTTCCTCTCCTGGCTCCTTTCCCCCTGCTCCTTTCCAGCCCTTCGGCCTAGTTTCCCGTTCGCACGCCGGCTGGGAACCAGCCGGAGAATGTGTCGTTGTAATTGGAGAACGTGACCACGATGTAGTAGGGGCTGCCGACGGTCAGGTTGTAGGTGCCCGGAATCAGGCCGCGGTAATCGCCGGGAACGCTCGAGACCATCGGCATCGCCACGCCGGCGAGGGCCCCGATGGCCGGCCCCTGAATCGGATCGCCGTCGGCGTCGTAGCCTCCCAAGTCGTAAACGGTGAACGTCGCCAGCGCATCCGTCACCGCCACCCCCGTAGCCGCCACGCGGTAGCCCTGCAGATAAACGTCGTTGTCATTGCCGACATAAAGCGTCGCAGCCATGTATCGCTCCGCTCGGGAGTGGTGAGTGGTGAGGAAAGAGCGACCTTCGGCCGCCAAGTTCCTGCGGACGGCGAAGCCGTCCTAGGATTGACTCACCACTCGCCACTCGCCACTCACCACTTCCTCTATTGCACTGTCAGTGCGCCCGTCCGATGGGAGGTGACATTGAAGCTCGTACTAAAACGGCTGGCCTGCAGGGTAAGGAAGCCGAGTTTGGCTCCGGTGAACGAGCCCAGCGTGCGGGACGTCAGGCCGCTCAGCGCGGCGCGCGGATTGGTTTGTTGATAGCGCCTTTGTCGAATCAAAAAGTCGCGTGCGGCCAAGCGCGGACCGGCGGCCACGCCCACGAACGGCGGACGCGCGGTCAGCCCCGGCCCGACCGTGGCGATGAAGTCGGGCGGCAGGTTCTTGCGGCGGAATCCCTGCGCCATCTGGCCGCTCACGCGCGGCTTGACCCACACCGGCGAGAGCACCTCGGCCGGCAGCGACGGCGTCGTTTCGTCGAGCATGGCCCATTCGGGCGACGTTTGCCGATAGCGCCGCTGGACCTGACGCAAAAATGACTGCGAGCTGCGGGGAGGCCGCGTGACCGATTGCCCCTGATACTCCGGGTAACCCGCCACCAATCCCGGCCCGGTCGGGACGGGCATCTCCGGGAATTGCCGAAAATGCCGCCGACTCTGCTGCACAAACCGCGCGCTGGCAGGCCGCGTCACCGCCTGGCCGCTGAACGGCGGATGGCCGGCAGTCAGGTTGCCGAACTCCGTCAGCGGGTTTGGATTGGTGCGGGTGTAGGTGAGGAACATGGTCGGAGTGAGCGGTCAGGGATCAGCGGTTGGGGATTGGGAGGCGGACGTTGGACTTTGGACTGAGGACTGTGAACGAACTTTCAGAACCCCGTCTGGGAACAGATGGCGGCGACCAGGCGTTCGTAGGCGACGCCGTTGATGTGGACGCGAAACTCGATTTCTTGGGTCCTCGCCACGAGCGGGTGCGGCGACGGGCCGCCGCTGGCGGAGGAGCGGCTCGGCAGCGGCAAGACAAAACGGATGACCCGCTCGGGCACGAAACCGGACGGAGCAAAGTCGCGGGCAAACTCCTTGGCCGCCCGTTCGCCGGCCTCGGCAATCTCGTGAATGACGTCCCGTTTGTCGCTCGCGAGAAACCATTTGTTCTTAATCGCCGTGCAGTTGGTGGCTTCCACAATCCGCTCAAACAGGGCCGCGCTCACGCTGAGCGTGTCGGCCACGTCGAAAGGAACCAGGGTGGTAGGAGCGGGCATGAGAATAGGAGTGAGGAATTAGAGGTGAGAGGCGGGAGCGATTGGCGTTGCTAAATCAGCGTGCGCGATTTTGCGACTGCTGTAGAGTGGGACCAGCCCCGCTTTGGGGGCGCCGGCCCACCATCGGTGGTGAATTCGCGAACGATGTCGAATGGTGGGCCGGCGCTCGCAAAGCCTCGCTGGTCCCACCCTACGATAGACCCGCCGGCGTGTCGCACAATCGCGCACGGTCATCTCGTTTCTCGCTGTTCCCTGTCCCCTGCTCCCGGCTCGAGCAGGTCCCGGGGGAATTGCTGCGGTTCGACCTCCGGCAGGTCGAAACTATCGGGCCAGTGGTTGCCGCAGAGGGTCAGGTGATAGTGGCGTTGGAAGCTGACCCACATCAGCCGCTTGAGTTTCTGTTCGACTTCGTCCGGCGCGTTTTCCTCTTGCAGCGGTTGGCCCGTCTGCGGATGCACGAATGCCGCGGTCCACACGCCATCCGGCCGGCACTCGGGCCCGCGGTCCGTGAAGCCTTGATGCGTGTAGCAAGCCATCCGCTCAATCATCGCCTGGTACTGCTCCAGCGTGATTCCGCAATCGAGGATCTCGACCATCTCTTCCGGCGAAAACGCCTTGCCGGTAATGACGTTCGAGGGGATGGTCACTTTTCGCATCGAGCGCTCCGCGTGAAAGAGTGGTGAGTGAAGAGTGAAGAGTGAAGAGCGGCCGTCGGCCGCGAAGTCCCTGCGGACGGCAAAGCCGTCCTTGGATTGCCTCGCCACTCACCACTCGCCACTCTTTCACTCGCCACTCACCACTCGCCACTCACGTTGCAACTATTCCTCGTACCAGAACGAGGGAGCCACGTTGACGGTTGCCGGGAAGTTGAGCTTGGCTCCGATGCGGCCGCCGCCAACGCATTTGAAATAGCCGCCGTAGGGAGGTTCGTAGATGAACCCGAGCTGCGGATGGCAGTGCCAAAATCGCAGCGTGTTGCCAGCAGTCGGTTCGGCGGTGGCATGGTATTGCGCGGTCGACTGCAATGTTTCCGATTCGTCGGTCCGCGGACATTTGACGGGGGTCGCCGCGCTCATTGTCCCCGAGCTGCTTTGAGTCATCAGCGAGATGGTTCCAGGCGTGGCCGTCGACGAGGTGCCGTCGAAGGTGTACTGCATGCCGGTAATCATGCACGCCTGGCTGCTCGGGCTGACCAGCTGCAGCACCGTCTGCGCGGTCCCCCCGGTCAAGCCGACCACCGCGTTATTCGCATTCACATAAGCACCCACGCCAGCCATATCTTCACCCTTTCAGAGTTACGAGTGATGAGTGGCGAGTGGTGAGTGGTGAGAAAAGAGCGGCCTTCGGCCGCGAAGTCCTTGCGGACGGCAAAGCCGTCCTTGGATTGCCTCACCACTCCCCACTCCCCACTCCCCACTCCCCACTCATTCATTTGTGTTGAAACCTCACACCTTCGATGCGGTTACGGCGCATCTGGTGGGTGATCCCGTAGGGACAAGCCCCGCTTCCCATCGGCGCGCCCAGCGGTGCGGGAAACGCCGGAGCCGGGTACGTCGTCGCCGTCACGGCCGTGCAATAGGAGCCAGTCCCGCCCGAGTTGACGGCCGCGACTTGAAAGTAGTAGAGCGTGTTGGCGCTAAGACCCGTGACCGTGTAGCTCGTGGCGACAGAGCCGATGTCGATGGTCGTCCAAGTTGCGTCATCCGTCGAGTATTGGACCTTATCGTCAGTCAGCGTCCCGCCCGGATTCGTCCAGGACAGCGTGACGCTTTGATCGTCATCAGCCGTTGCCGAGAGCCCGGTCGGAGCGCCGGGAGGGCTGGTGCCGGTGTAATAGACTGTGACTGTGAACGAATTGACGGAAAAATTGTCCGCCGCTTTTTCGCCTGAGGCTGCACAGGTCGCCCCGAAGCCGACGCCATTGACGATAGTCGTCGTTAGAGTTGACCCCCAGAGGTCAGTTGTGCCGGTTCCGTAGGTGATCGATGTAGCCGTAGTCGGCCATTTGATGCTGGTCAGCGCGTAGTTGTTTGACGAAATTGTCGGAGAATATCCCGGAGACGAAAGGATCAGGCAATCAGAGTTGTCTTTCACATATCTGGTACTCGTAGCGGAGTCCGCAAACCTGCTAAACGAAAACGTCACACCGTTGATCGTCCCGGAAGTAGAAAATCCGCAGTTTGTCCCCATCAACGAATTAGAGGTTTTCGTTCCGCAAGCGCAGGTCGCATAACTGGCCCCGGTGGTGCCCGCATTCGAGTCGTTCGAAAAACCGACGCCGCCGCTGGTGCTCAGCGCTACTGCACCGTAGTCTGCGAACGTGCCGGGGATTTCTGTCTGGCTACTCACGCCGCGATCTCCAATTGCCTCGGGCCGGTGACAGCCAAGGTAGAATCGAAATAGCGACAGAGGGCAACTGCTGATTGCAGACCGGAAATGGCGATGACGTGGGGATGATTTAAGAGGCCTAGCGAATCGGCCGGGAGAATGAACTGACGTGGATCAAGATGTTGCGGCCCTCGATTCCCGGACTCGTAATAGCGGGCGATAACTCCGACCATCACGGATAGCAGATGCGGATGCGTGAGAACGAGCCGCATCCCGAAAAGGTGATCGACCGTGAGAACGGGCGGCTCGCCTTGTCGCCAGTCCCGCGTACTGTTCCAGTGTGGACAAATGAGTCTAACCCAATGATGGTCGCCTGGTTCCAGTGGAGAGACGGGAGTGCAAAACTCGCCATTCTCGTTCGGCTCATCCTTTGTGTAGACGACCTGCTTCGAACGGATGATGCAAATTCCGCGGCTCTCGAAAATCATTGAGACCTCCGCAGCTCGCAGAGGTACGCGGTACAGCCGACGAGCGCGAATGCCACGACGTAAGCACTCACGGCAAGTGAGGACAACCGGCAAAGTTTGCGATCAGTCCCGATAATCCTGGATGCTCCCAAGTAGGCGTAGGCGCAAACGAGCGGCAGGACGGGGAACAGGAACCGACGGCCAGCGCCGTAGGTGAAGAACGGATAGACGAACACGATGGCCGCGTAGCTTGCGATGTAAATGTCGACCGGCTTGATGAACCGCAGCCGCGAACAGAATCCGATGGCCGCTGCGCCAGCGATCAACACTCCCAACAGGACGAACTCGGCACGATAGGCCGAGCCGACGGCTTCAGCCCGCAAGTTCGTTGCAAGTTCGCCGAACGCACTCAATTTCGAGACCTGCTGACCCAGTACGACGCCCCAATCGGATCCCGCGCTGTAGCGGCTACCAACGATCGAGGCGTATTCAATGTGAGGCTTCAAAATGAACGCGATGGCCGCGCAGAGGATCGCCGACGATGCCGCAAGAGCAACTGTTCGACGTGTCAGAAGCGTCTTTACAGACGGGTGTAAAGCGATCGCCCAGCAAACGGCGGGAATCAGTGCCACACCGACCGCACGGACGGAAAGTGACGCTGCGCAGAGCAGCGCACCAGCGATAATTCGCAAAGCTGTCTGCCGCAAAAGAAACGCTAGGCATCCCATCGCGAGAGCAAGAAACACGAGTTCAGACGCAACGGTCGATGTCAATTCCAGGCAGACGAGAGAGGCCATCGTGAGCAAAACAGAGACGGCAATCGCCACGTCGGTAATCCCAAGCTGTTTGCTGGCGACGTAGGCGAATGCGGCCAAGCCACCGGCGAGCGAGAGCAGGTGGACGGCGTAAAGCCAATTCGCGACACCGCACCATTTAAGAGCCGCGATCAGCGAGGGGTATCCAAGCGGCAACGCAGTATTCGCAGAATGAAAACCGGCCGGCCTTCCCGCAAGAATCCAGTCCGCCGTTGCCAAGTAAACGCTGCCATCCGAGACCGTCGAAGACATGGGCCGCAGCGGCCCGCACGCGGCATAACAGTACACGCCTATAACGGCAGCGGCGAGACATCCCAAAAGCGTCATGCGTAGACGGTTGGGGGTGAACATCGGCGGCTCCTCGATCCACCCATTGTAACGCTGGACTTGATGTCCTGGCTCAGCCGCGCCGCCAGCGACGTTAAGGTGACTCACGGCGTCACCGTCGCTTTCTGTCCGGGGGGGAGCGCGTAGAGGGCCGGGTCGGTGTACGGGCCGAAGAGTTGGTAACCGCTCCCCGTTCCGGCGCCCCACAGCCCGTTCGTCGGCGCAATCGTCGTCGAGCTCGTGGGCCTCACCGTCAGGTCGTGAAACCAGGCGACGTGCGACGGAAAGCCGGCTAGGAGCACCGTGTCGTCGCGGAAGTCGTAGCTGCCGAGCTTCGTATAGGGCGAGCCGTTCGGGAAAATCGGTGCGTGGGCCCACGAATAGAGGAACACGGCATCCACATCCTGGGCGATGGCCGCCTGGACCATGGCCTTCATCACGCTGGCGCGCTCGGTGTCGGGGTCCCGCGGGAATGGCGGCTGCTGCAGCACGGGGCCCCACTCGGTCACGAATTGCGGCTTGCCCGGATTCGATGACACGCCCGTCGACGAGGCGCAGGCGCCGCCGGCGAGGACGGCCGCGAAACGGGACCTGGCGCTTGTCGCGGACTGTCCACTGAGAAAACCGTTCGTGTCGGTGGCGGCGTAGCGCGAGTAGAAATGCTCGTCGATGACGTCTCCGATGTTCATCCCGGGAAACATCGACCAGGGTCCGTCGCCGTAGTACGTGTTCGTGATGACGAGCGCCGGCGTCAGCGTGCGGATGTGGGCCAGTTGTTTCGTGAGAAAGCTCGTCTCCACGCCGGCCAGCCATTGTTGAATCAGCGTCTTGTTCAGCGTGTAGGTGCCGACCCATTTGACGGGCGGATTCTGCGCGGCGGCGAACGCCTGCTGCGAGGCAGTGAGTAAACCCTGTAAGACTGGATAGGGGGAAGAGAACGAAAAATCTTTGACGACGCTGTGTTCATTCTGCAGCACGAGCGCCAGCAGCACCGGCGATTTGCCGAGGGGCGTCCCGTCGCTGAGCGGCACGGCCAACAGGCTGGCCGCGTATTCGGCCTCGAGCGCCGCCAGGCCGCCATCCGTCTCGAACCACTTCCACGGGTGCATGTTCCCGCCGTTTGCTACGCACTCGGCGAAGCAGGCGGAGGGCCACGGCGGCACATCGCCTTGGACGACGCTGGCCGGCTGCAGGGTCCGGGCGTGATTGATGGTCAGCACGATCCGCAGGTTGCGTACGTTGCACTGCGACACGAACCAGCCGAGCGCCTGCACGCTCATCGGATCGAGCGTGCGGGTGCCGGTCATCGGTCCGTTGCCGGCACAGAAGATGTTCGAACCGGTCGAGCAATCGAGGTTGTGGATGCGAATCGCCCGCACCCCCGCGTTGACCAGGTTGTCGAGCTGGGCCGTGACGGCCGCTTGCTGGCTCGCATCCATCACGACGGCCTTGCCGTTCCACTGCAGAGACGAGGCCAACGCCCACCAATCGACGTTCACGCCGAAGAACGCCACGCGGCTGCCCCCCAGCGACAGATGGCCGTTCGCGACGGTCACAAAGGCACTCGTGATCGGAGGCGCGCCCTCCGGAGCGAACAAGACGGTCGAGAGCCCGTTCGTCTGGCCGACGGCCGGCGAATCCACGACGACGCCCAGAGCGCACGTCAGGGAGACGATGGCGACCAGAGCGAGACGAGAACGAGTCATCGGTTCTGAATTCCGAAGCATTTGTAATCCGACTCCTGCAGGCCGCTTTCCACGTGCTCGATAATCCAATAGCTCGAGCCGAACGTAATCGAGTCCCCCGGCCTGGGCACGATTCCTCCCAGCATAGCGGCCGGAACAAACCACACCGTATCCGAGGCGTTCAAATAGGGTCCACCCATCGCCTTCTCGTAGGCATGAATGGGCCGCTTGCGGCAACCGTCGACGGACGTTCCCGACCCGGTGTTCTGCTGTTTGTACGTGACGGTCCCGCTCGGCCCCGTCGCACCGGGAACCATTTTGTACGCGCGCGACATCACGCGACCGAGAGTCGTCACCAGGTCCACTCCTTGTGCCGTTTGAGCAGGCTCTTCACCGAGTCGAGGCACTGCGCCTCGGTCTGTGGGTCGCGTTGATAGCTGTAGTAATCGTATTTTTCTTGCGTGAGCGGCCCGTTGGCCCCCGTGGCGGCCGAGCGGCGGAGCTGGCCCACGAACTCGTGACAGGCCAATTGCACCTGCGACAGCGTGCGCGTGTAGCCGGCGACGTATTGCACCTTGAGATTGCCGTCGCCCGTATCGCGCGAGAGTGCCAAGAGCCCCTGTGTTCGCACGGTGGGCCGCGGCCAGATATAGCCGTCGATGCGGACGAGCAGGCCCGAGTGCGAGCAATCGCTGGCCGAGTTGTTGTCGCGGACGAGCGCGAAATCGGTCCCCTCGGTCAGCAGCGTCGTCGAGGCGAACGCCGTCGAGGGGTCGCCGTAGTAGCCGCCGAGATCGAACCACACGTTGACGATCGATTGCACGGGAACCTGTGCGAGCCGCAGGTACTTGGTGCCGTTGCCGCTGTAGTATTCGGTGTATTGCCGCGCGAAGACGCCGGCCGCGTTGGCGTTGCCGCTGATAGCCGTGACGTGGACCGGCACCGTGAACGTGAACGGGTCGACGACCGTCACCGTTTGCAATCCGTCGAGCGACGGCGTGCTCCCCGAGCCGACAATCGAGATGACGTCCCCCGTCTCCAATCCGTGGCCGGGGCAAGTAATGGCAGCCGGGCTCCCCAGCGCGATGGCACCCAGCATCCCATAAAGGTACCGAGGTCCACAGTGGTCGCGAATCGCCAGCGAGGCGGCCGCCAACCAGGCGGTCAGCGGCGCATCCTCAGTCGTGTCGACGATGCCGAGATGTTGCTTGACGGCCGCTAAGGTGGAAAGAGCCAAAGACGCCTCCGGCGAGGGGCGAGTGGTGAGTGGAGAGTGGCGAGTAAAACTCAGCACGCTTCGCGTGCCTGTCTTCGTCTCACCACTCACCACTCCTCACGGTGCCACCGGTTCGTAGTAGAGGAAAATCTGTCCCTGCGTCGAGTTGCCGGCGCCGCTGACGGCGATGGTGAGTTTGTCGCCCACCGCGGGATGCACGGCCACAGCGACCGGAGATCCGTCATAGCTTTTGACCAGCAAGTACGTCTCCTGCGCGCTCGAGCTGCTCTGGTTCGCGGCCAGCGTTTTGTCGCAACTCGTGAGCAGATTGACGCCGTTGCCGTCGGTGAGGGTCACGGTGTAGCCGTTCGTCGGCGTGGGACTGCCGGGGACCGTCACCACTTTGACCAACCGCCCGACGATTTTGCGCGTCGTTCCGCTGGCAGTCCCCGCGCTCGAGTCGCTGGTCCAGCGTGCCTGGACCTGGCTCACCCCGCCGCGGTACGACTGGGCCGAAAGGCCGTCGTCGTAATTAAACGTCATCACGGAGCCGGACATGGGATCGTCCTTGGGGAGTGGGGGTTAGCGGAATGCAGGCAGGGGACGGGCGAGGCGCGTGTGCGCGCTGTTCGGAGCTTTCGCCCCACCTGACCCCTGCTCTCTGACCACTCGTCGCTCAGGAGAGCGGCGAGACCGGGACGGACTGCGGGTGCCGGGTGAAGAGCAGATACTTCATCTGGCCCAGCGCGCTGTGAGCGGTCTGGGCGATCGAGGCCTGCACGAAGTAGAAGCCGTCGGTCGCGTCGAGATACGTCGAGTCGATTTCGCAAAAGATGAGCGATTGCTGGCCGGCCGAACCGGTCGCCGTGAAGGACGAGCCCAGCGTTTGCGTGGTGAGCGTGTAAATGCCGCCGGCCGACTGGTTGAGCGTGCTGGCCTGCATCATGTACCAGCGGGAAATAGAGCTCAGGGCCTTGGAGCTGCCGCCACTGTTGCTCGTGGCCTGGATCACGCTAATCACGAGGTCGTCCGCCGACGTCCCGCCGGAGGTCTCGATCAGCACGACCGCCTTGAAGTAGTCGCGCATCGAGATCCACAAACCGGGATTGGCCGCCGCATCGAGCTGCGTCCCCTGCAGAAGTCCCTGCGCGAGATTGGCGATTTCGCCGAATTGATGATTGATCAGGTCCATAAATCTCTCCGTGGGGCCCGCGTGTGCGGTTGAGGTTGGTCGTTGCGTGGGGCAAGCGGCGAGCTTGCCGTTATGTAGGGCAAGCTGCCAGCTTGCCTTGTCGATTCTCAGAAGATGCCTTGCGCGGCGAGTTGGCCGCAGATCCAACGATTCCAGACGAACCGGCCGCTTGCCGACTCGCAGGCAAGCTGGCCGCTTGCCCCACATGGAAACCGCCGTTACGACCGTGTGGCCAAGGCCACGAAGCTGGATTGCGTGTTGGAGCCGTGGAACGGCGTGACGGGGCTGTTTTCCCAGGTCGAGCCGTCGACCCGCATCACGAACCGCAGGGCGAGCTGGTCGGTCAGGAACTCGACGTGAATCGACTGCGCCTGAGCGATGCCCCCCTTCGCAATCGTGATGTACTGGTTGAGGTCGGCCAGCACGATGTCCCCCTGCGTCCCCAGGGTCTGCGCGAATTCGACGGGAATGACCGGGCGGCCCAGAATCATGCCGTTGGGGGCCTGGTCGTACTCGCCCGGCGCGATGAACATCGGGTAACCGCCGGTGCCCACAGCCTGGTTCAGACTGAAGATGGCGGGCCACACATCCTGATTCATGAGCCACGCGCTCGTGGGCACGCTGCCGGCCCAGAGGCGGGCGTACATGCCGTCGAGGTTCTCCTTCACGACCGTGGTGGCCGCCTGGCCCGATTGCTTGGCCACGACCAACAGCGCGCCCGAGTTGAGAATCCCCTGCGGCTGTCCGCCGCCGACCCCCTCGAAGATGCCGTCGCCCACCATGAAGTTGAACTCTTGCGTCACTTTCCGCGTGACATACTGCTCCAGCGCGATGCCCGCGTCGTCGATCAGCTCGTCCGTGAGGTAGACCACGATGGCCAGTTTCTTCAGCTTGAGAGCGAGCTGGCCCAGCGCGGGCTTCGTTTGCGGAATCGTCGCGCCTTCCCCCGTCCAATAGGCTTGCAGACCGCCGGCTCGCTGCCCGGTCACGCGGCTCGTTTCATTGAGCCGCGGAAAGGTCATGTTGTTGCCGACGACGGTGTAATTGTCGGTGCGGTTGAAGAGGTCGTTCTCGTAAACCTTCTCGAAGATGGTCGTCGAGTACTCGGGCAGCACGGCAAACCCGCCGTCGGCGCCGATTGACTCGGACATCCCCTGCACCGTCTTGGCGACGCTGGCGATGGGCGCGTAGGCCTTGGCGTACTTCTCCTGCCAGGCCGACGACTTCGAATGGCGATAGCCGTCCTTGAGAAAGCTGCCAAACGCGCCGGCCCCGCCGCCGCCGGAAAGTCCTTTCCACGTCGAGAATTTCTGATAGGCGGGCGGATAGGTGGGGATCAGGTCGCGGCACCGCTGGCCCCGCTTGACGACGACGGGCTGCTCCTCCTCACCCATCCATTGGCTGAAGCCCATGCCGTCGCGATGCGAGAACACAGGCTGATTCAGGTCGGCAATCCCCTTGCGGATCTCGCCCATGTTGGCCTTGATTTCGGCCACGATGTCTTTGTCGGTGCCGTTGGCAGTCTCGATTCCCATCAGATGTCTCTCGTATGAGTTAATGGCAAGGGGAGAGTGATGAGTGGCGAGTGGTGAGTGGTGAGTTAAAGAAGGCAGGCTTTGCCTGCCGGTATTGACTCACCACTCGTCACTAGCGGCGGCCCGCCGGCCGCCTGGGGACGCTTTGTCGCAGCTCGTTGACGAGCCCGTTGAATTCCTGGAGCAGATCCAGCACGACCCCCGTGTCAGCGCTGACGGTGACTTGCGACGCCGGCTTGCGCTTCTGCGCTTGCCGATAGACGTCGTTGATGCGGGTTTCGACCGAGACCAGCCGCGTGGCCAGCTTGGGGTCCAGCCCCTTCGCTCGCCGCACGGTCCGCAGCTCGGAGCAGCAGGCCAACAAGCGGAGCGCGCTCTTGGCGTCGACTTCCTGCTCTCCGTCGTGGCAATCGAGCGCGGCGTCGTCCAGGTCGGCGTAATGCGACTTGTAACAGTTGCGGATCTCTTCCAGATGACCCGACAAGCTGTCGTACAGGTCCTTGCAGAACGCCTTCACCACGGGATGCTCCAGCGGACCGGCGTCGGCCTCCAATTCCTTGCAGACGGCCCGGAGCATGCCGTGGCACTTCTCGAGCGCCTTGGCCCCCGACGGCTTGTCGGGCGTGACGGCCTGGCCGTCCTCTTCCTCGTCGAGCTGCTGCCCGGGGTTGCCGGAAATCGTGGGGTCGGCATCGGCCGACATGCTCATCCCGCTGTCGGTGTCGTCGCCGCCGTCTTTGTAAAAGGAGTACGGTCGCGGTTCGAGCACGGGCGTAAAACCTTTGCCGAGCAGCCTGGGCTGCGGCCTGCCGGCGTCCGCCGTTCGGGAACCCGAAACGGCCGGCACCGACGAAAGCAGTGATTTGCGAATCGGCTCACAAATGGGCGACCCGGCCAGCTTGCCGCCGGCCAGAATCTTGCGGACCGCATCGGGATTGTCGGGGATGCCGACGACCGACCATTCGAGCAGCTCCCACTCGTCAATCTCCATCCCTGGCCGGCCGAGCGTGCCGTCGTCCTTGCGAATCGTGTACGTGATGGGCGCGAGATTAATCGACGCGGCCCGCAGCACCGACTGTTTCACCAGCTCGAAAATCTGCTGCCCCTCGACTGAGTCGGCGAAGTAGCAGGTGCCTTCAATCCCTTGGTCCGTGACGACGACGGCCAACTCGCCGCGCTCGTCCTCGCACTTCCCAATCGGCACCTGAATCCCGCTGAACCCGTGGTCGTAATACACGACCGGATTGCGGGCATAGTTGTCGAGCTTGACCCCTCGCGGCGAAACGACGTCCTCCGACCGGTCGGGCGTCGGCGTCGAAATCACAAACGTGGCACACCGCCGGCTCTCGTCAATCGACGTCGGCCCCACCGGTGCATCGACCAGCGCGGCCGCCTTCTCCACGGAAGGATGCAGCCAGAGCACATTGGCCCGGCGTCGAGCGGTTCGCTGGGAGAGCACGTCACGCCAGTCGGTCGGGGCTGTGAGAGTCGTCATGATTTGAGTATGCACACGAAGTTCGACTTGGCGAAGATCGATTTAACAACCGTTGTTAAAGACTCAGCGAGTTTCTTTTCCGGTCGCCCCGCACTCGCGGCATTTGAGATAGCGCACCGTGAGCGCGCTCGAATAGGCGTACATCGGCGCGCCGCACTGGGGACAAAGCGTGCCGGGCGTCCAACGGTAACGCCGCGGCTGCGCCAACTTATCAAGCGGTTTTCGTCCGGGCTTTCGCGGCAAGGACACAGTCATTCAGGGCTCTCAGAAGAACTTAAGGGAATGATGCGCCGGATGGTGGAGAGCGAGTCATCGAGAGACTCGACTTTGACAACTCCGCACGCTAACACACATGCGAGGCTGGGCCGTTTGTGGAAGGCTGCTCGATGACAGGTGAAGGTGTCATGCCCAAGAGTGTCGTTCGGCGAGTGTGCATCGGGATCTTGTGCGTGGCGCTTGGTGCCGGCTTTGCTACGTTTGCAAACGTGACCGTTGCAACGAGCGCAGGGTGGGTTTGGCGGTGGCCAGGCGCGGCCATCCTTACGAGGCAAATCGAGCGCGATAGGCAGCGGGAGTCCGGTCGAGTGGGGTTGGTAGAACTCGAGGGAGC